TCAGCATTAGAAGGGTAGAAGGGTTGATCCGCAGGTAATAATTGTAGATGATTTCCTAACAATAATAACTTGTACCCATATGGGGTAATCTTTTGTCTTGTTCCTAACAACAGATCGTCATCTTGGACATCAGTAAGTGATTGTCCAGCATATATAGAATTGATGATTTTGTTGATGACTCCCATTTTTTTCATCTTGGCTGCGTTACTTAACCATATGGGCATATAAAACTTCCAGCTCAATACATCGATAGGATTTCCTGTTCCTTGAGGTATGCTACGACTACTGAATGTAAGACCATCTTGGTATACAACACTCAATGATGTCCAATCGATAAAGTTATCAGTGCTTTGTATTTCTAAGCTAGGATTGAATAGTGTCCCTAGTTGCTCAATCAATTCTAGCTTTTGATTATAATTTGTAGTCCAGAAATCAACTTGCATACGCAATGTATAGGGCACGGGCATCAATCTTTCAACTGTAAATGCCTGTCCTTGAGTCTGCTCGTATGTCTGAGTCTCACTGTTATATGCCCGTTGTCTGACATTTATTTTATCAACGAATGTAGGATTCGTCATCCAGCTTTGATTATATTCTAATCCGGTTATCCAGTAAGTAATCAATGGTGCGCTAGGGAGGTTGCTTGCACTATTTTTTGCTATGATCGTAGATGCCTGTCTACTGCTATCTCCATACATTACCGGCACTCTTACTAAGATGTCATTCCCTGCAGGATCTTTACCTTTAGTAACATACCAATTGCTAAAAATTCTAGCGAACTGTAGTAAAAATCGTCTTATCTGTTGATCGTAAAAGAATTGTGCCATAATTTATATAACTGGTGGTATAGGATCCGGTGCTAATGTTAAGATACTTGATAGTGCTTGTTTCTGTGGAACTAACTCACCATCAGTCAATCTTGTCTGTTCATTGTTATTTATGAAGCCTGACTGCTGTGATTTATCTTCTATCGTGAATCCAGTATCCGTTCTAACATTTGTAGATATCCTGACCCAGAGTTGGCCATCCCAGCGATATAATATTTGTGGAAGATAATCTATGCGTAAGAAGTAATCTCCCACTTGAGGATTCTGTGGAAATGCGATGCCGGCTCCTGTGGGGAATCCATTGGGAGCAGTACCATCACCGTCTAAATATCCCGTAGTGTAACCAAATGATCTGGGGCTTGATCTTGCTATGTATTGGAATCTTGGATCACAGTCCGCTCTCCAGTCCATTTCAGTACTGATAGTTCCTGTAAATCCAGGAGCTTCAGGATCAGCGTCAGCAGTGGCATATGTATTGTCTGCTGTACCATAAGGTCCAGTTACCGGTCCTAATGAAAATAATTTTAAAGCTACATCACCTTCAACAGCGCCGGATCCGTTACCTATCTTTTCTGGTTCGAACTCAACCGTCTCCATACTTACTTGAGCATATTTTTCTAATGCTCCGGAATTACCGTCTGTTGTCATGTCCCAAATGGATTTCAGTGCTGTTTGAGGAATTCTTAAAACAGGACTTGCATTCTTATATTTGGGACTTTTCATCATTGAAACTGTGCCGGTAATTGTGGCTCCCGGCGCACCTGCACTATCAGTAACTATGTTGATAGGTGGCGCCGGCTGATTCAATTTCCTAGATAAAACACCATCACTTTGATATTCACCGTATGTAGGAACTACATATAAATTATTTCTGTCGTATCCTGCTTTAGGAAGAACTCGTTTAGCTTCATCAATGACCGCATTGTTAATCTCAATATTTCTATTATAAGTTGCTAATATATCTTTTAGATTTTCTGCGGTGTCTAATTCCCAATAGTCTATATTTGTGGGTGGTATTCCAGCAGGGGTATCAATTTTTGTGATATAGTTTTTATCGCCATATGTCACTACATACCCCGGCGGGTAAACTTTAGTACTATCCCATAGTCCAAGATAATTGTCTTTGTTTATGGGTTGTTCTAGTATCTGGCTGAATTCTTGACTATCAATTAACGGCTCGCACTTAATTCTCCATAAGTGTGGCAACCATGTTTGACTGAAACCTTCGCTAGCATAATTGCTGTCAGTTATCTGATAGAATCGTTTAAGTGCTACAGGAATAGTTTCTTTTAATGGATTGTAATCTAATAAATGCGGAAGTTCTAATACATCCCCGACCATTAATTTCCTACCAATTAAGTCTATCATATCATTATAATGCACTACGATAAAGATGATGTCATTGTTCAGAAATAATCCGAACTGACTGAGATCGAAATCTAAATTCTGAACAAGATAATGACCACGCATTCTGTATATGCTGGTATCATAAGTTCTATCTCTATTTTCAAGGAACAACAGGTCTTGAATATTATTTGGGTTCAAACTATCATATTGAGGTTGAGTATAATCAACAGACTGCCCTTCATTTGTGGGGCCAAGATATTTATGGATATAAAGATCGGTTCCACCGGTGGTAAGCATTTCTGAGATTGTCTTATCAAAGAAATTATAATCGTTGGTTTTATTTGGGCGATATAATGATAATCTGGGCATGTTGTATTTATCGCATAGTCTTGACAATAAATAACGAAACCTGTATAATTACTACTATTGATAGAACTGGAGAAACATATGGTACGCAAAGCAGTATCAAACTTTGAGATCAAGACCCTCAGACCCAAAGATCCCGATCTTAAATATTTCGGAGAAGAACCCGATTTCGTTAAAGATCCCATGGGTAATATCAGTAAAGCATTTACTTGGTATCATAGATTCTATTCCAAAAAAGATGGAAAAGAATTCATGTATAATTATCTAGTAAATGTGGGCAAGGTAAATGAATCAAGGATTATCATGCGTGTGCCTGACAGTGATTTTATCCAGACTTTTTGTTGGCTAGCTAGGATGATGTTGCGTGGATTAGTATTGTCACCCGATCAAAAACAACGATTCGATGATGAGGTTTCCAGATTAATGACACTGGTCAAGAAAGAGGAACCTGTCGAAGCAGAAAAAGCTCCTAAGGTCAACATTCAAGAGATCATGAAGGAAAAGGCTCATGAAGCCGCCGGCGAACTTGAAGGTCTGTTCGATCAATTTATTGCTGAGGGGTGTAAACCCAACCATGGTCTCAGGCCTATCGATGAAGTGGCAAAGAAGAATGTATTGCCACAGCATGTGCCCATCATCAAAGAATCATGGTCAGCAAAGTTTGAAGAATTTTCTATGGTCTTGGAGAGCAAGGATAGTGATATCATCCAGGGTTATAGCAATTTCAGTAAACCCCAACTTAAAAATGTCATTAAATTTATTGAGCAGGTATTAAATGATCTTGATAGTTATATTTCTGTTAAAAAAGTTTCTAAGGCTCCCCGTGCTAGAAAAGCAGTACCGGTAGAAAAGGTTGTATCTAAACTCAAGTATCTCAAGACCTTTACTGATGAACAAACAAAACTTGAACTGGTGAGCATCAGCCCTGTAAAACTACATGGTGCTAGTGAAGCCTGGGTGTATGATACTGCGAAGCGTAAGCTACACCATTATGTTGCTGATGAATATTCAAAGACATTCACTGTCAAGGGTAATACACTCATGGGATTCAGTACAAAGGATAGCGAGGTCAAAACACTACGCAAACCTAAAGAACAACTGAAAGAAATTATGGGTAGCAAGCCAGCCGCTCGTAAATACTTCAAAGATATTAAGTCAGTACCAGTAACACCAAACGGAAGATTCAACGATAGCATGATTATTTTGAAAGCCTTTTAATGCAAAAATTATTGATATGTGGTGACAGTTTTGCCGCGGATTGGACTGTAAAGTTTAAAGAAAGTTATGGGTGGGTAAATCTACTCAGTAAAGAATATAAGGTAACTAATTTAGCACAGGCAGGATGTAGCGAATATAAAATCTTAAAGCAATTGCAATCCGTAAATTTAAAATATTACGATAAAATCATTGTATCACATACAAGTCCGTACAGGCTCTATACCGATCGTCATCCTGTACACTATAAAGATAGTCTACACCAAAATAGCTGTTTAATTTACTCAGATATTAATGAACATGTTAATAATTTTCCAGAACTCCGATCTTTAAAAGACTTTTTTGAGAACTATTTTAGTTTTGAGTATGCCGAGCATACACACAATTTACTTTGTGCAGAGATAGAAAATTATTGTCCGAGCTTTACCTTGCATGTTACTAATATAGACTGGAAAAATCTTTATAATTTTAAAAACTGGTTAGAATTAAAAAATATTTTTGAAAATTATCGGGGAAGCATAAATCATTATAATGAAGTAGGTAATAAAATTGTCTTTGAAAAAATAACGGAACGATTACAAACATGAGAGAAACTATAATGTTAATTGCAGGTGGGTCCGATCCCGCCGGCTCAGAAATAGATGGTACACAGGATAGCAAATATAATAGGGATCATAGTTTTGGTAATATTTTATCCAATATGTTCGGATATAGACCTATAAATATTGCATTAGTAGGAGCCGCAAATCAAGGAATAACACGAAGTGTCATTGAATGGGTAACTGAAAATTATGATGCTGAAAAGCATGATTTGTTTGTATTAATTGGCTGGGCTGATAGTTCAAGGATGGAAGTTCCTTATCATAGACCTACTTGGTATCATGAACAAAACCCCAATGTTGACTGGTATGGAAAAACCAATGATCATTGGATGCGAATTAATCCGGGCTATAAAGGGCATAGAAAAGATGAAAAAGAATTTATCGCGGAATATCATCATTTTATAGCATTAAATGAAATTTTGTTAGAAGTATATTCATCACATTATATTTTAAATCTTCAATATTTCCTTAAGGGAAAGAAGATTCCTTATCTAATGGTAAATACACTTTATATGTTTAATAATCAAAACATACATAATAAATGGTATACTGATCAAATAGATAAAAAAAGATATATTGATTGGAATGATAATGAAAAATCTTTTTATCATAGATATGCTTCTGAAGGTTATAAAAATTTAAAAGCAAAATATTATCATCACGATGAAGAACCGCATAATTTATATGCGCATTATTTGCGTGAATATATTATGAACAATCCAATTTTAGACTATGTAGACGGTGAATGATATGAACATTGATTTAAACAAATACCAAAATTTTGTAGAAAAAGTAACAAGCAAAGAATCTAATAACTACGATCATTTGCATCCTAGGCTAGAAAATCTTAGAAATGAAACATCAGTGAATGTAAGTTTATTGATGACTGCGGCCCTGGGTTTGGGTAGCGAGTGTGGTGAGTTTCAAGAAATTGTGAAAAAGATTTTCTTTCAAGGCAAGCCCTTGAATGAAGAAAACATTTTTCATATGAAGCGTGAGTTGGGTGATGTGATCTGGTATTGGACTAATGCGTGTAGATCACTAGGTCTTGATCCCAATGATGTGATCGCTGAGAATGTAAACAAGTTAGAATCACGATATCCCGGTGGCTCGTTTGACCCTTACTATAGTGAAAATAGAAAAGAGAGAG